TATGGACTAAGGGCGGCGGCAAAGTGTTGCCTGGACTGCTCAAACGTCGCACCGCTGAGTGCAAGTTGATTACTTCTTAGTAGAGGTTATAATGAAGCGCGAAAAGCGAGGTAATTTATAATGACAGTCGCATCCGTAATGACGTATGATTCGTTGGTGGAGAACGTCCAGTCTTATCTGGAGCGCAATGACACCGCCACCTTAGATAAGATACCTCTATTTATCATGCTGGCTGAGCAGATTATCGCTAGCCAAATCAAGTTTCTTGGTAACTTGGCTGTCAATACTAGCAATATGACTATTGGGCAAGCTACACTTGACAAACCTGCTCGTTGGCACAAGACCGTATCAATGAATATCACGGTCGCGGGGCAGCGCCAACCCGTACTACTGCGCAAATATGAGTACTTACGTGAGTACTGGCCAGATCCTACAACAACCTCCGTGCCGCAGTTTTACTGCGATTATGACTACACTCATTGGTTAGTCGCCCCTACACCTGCTGTAGCTTACGATTTTGAAGTTCTGTACTATGAGCGTATCCAACCTTTAGACTCGTCTAATCAAACCAACTGGTTTACTATATACGCTCCTCAGGCGCTACTTTACGGGTCACTGCTACAAGCAATGCCCTTCCTCAAGAACGACACGCGGACTCCTATCTGGCAAGCGCAATATCAGCAGATAATGGATACGCTGGTCGCCGAAGACAAACTCCGCATCGCTGATCGACAAGCGATCGCTGTTGACAGTTAAGGACTAATATGAGCTACAACTCACCATTTACAGGTAACGTCATTCAACCGACGGATGTTTCTTATCGCGCTGTTACGCTGAGCGCTAACACGCAGTTGCAGTGGCCTATCAACGGCAACGCCACTGACGACTATGCCGCTCGCATCATGCAGGTCACGGCTACGACTACAAGTTTAAGCCTATACATGCCACCTGCTAACCAAAACTCTGTAGGTAATGACGCGCTGATTCGAAACGTCGGATCTAACACCTTCACGGTCAAAGATTACGCAGGCACCAACACAATCATCTCTATTGCCGCTGGTGAGTCCAAGTACGTCTACATCACAGCCAACCCTACGACCACTGGCACATGGGGCAACATTTCTTTTGGCACTGGAACATCTTCTGCCGACGCGTCTACGTTGGCTGGTTATGGTTTGGTTGCAAGCGGCTTAACGCTGAATCAAAGTCATCCAGCACAGACGCTTGTGACTGCTGGAACTTTTGCTACAACTGATAGAGCGCAAACTTCTGTTTGGACTGGTGGAGCTGGTACTTACACGCTTCCATCGGCTTCAACCATTGGAAACAACTGGTTTACGTTGTTCAAGAACAGCGGTACGGGTTCTATGGTGATAACCGCCGCTGACAATATTGACGGAGCCTCTACAAAGACTTTTGCACCTAACGAGTCCGCGTTCATTGTCAGCACTGGTGTAACATATTTAACTGTGGGTTACGGTGTCAGCAACCAGTTTTTCTATACGTCGTTGGTTAAAGCTGTAGTTTCTGGGTCGTACACTTTAACTTCAAGTGAAGCGGCAAACACAATTCAAACTTACACAGGAACTTTAACCGGTAATGTGACGGTTGTTTATCCTCCTGTGGTCAACTTGTATGTGATTAAGAACTCCGTAGTAGCAGGCGGTTATACACTCACTGTAGGGACTGGAGTTGGCACGTCTGTAGTCATACCGTCTGGTCAGCAAGTTACTTTGGCTTGCGATGGAACTAACTTTTTTAATGCCAACACATCTCAAGCCGGATCCATCACTACGGTCTCTTTAAGTGATGGCTCGGTGGGGGTTCCTGCGTTGAGTTACGCTTCCGAAGCAACTACAGGTTTATATCGTGCTGGAGCGGGGCAGTTCAATACGGCTATCCTAGGCGTGTTACGCTCTACATTATCGGCTACAGGCTTGACAATCGCCGGAACTGGAACATTCACTGGCGGCGTAGCTGGGGGCACGTTCTAATGACCGCAAAAGTCTTTGCGCTTGATACAAAGCCAGGCATCCAAAGAGATGGTACGATCTTTGATCTTAACTCTTACGTTTCTGGACGTTGGGTTCGTTTTCAGCGCGGACGACCTCGCAAGGTGGGCGGTTACACCCAGATCACCGCTGGCCTATCGGGACCTTCTCGCGGCGTTTATGTTAACCCTCAGCAAGCGTTCAACAACGTGTTTAGCGGCCACTCTAAGGGGTTGCAAGTTGTTCCAATTGATAACAACGGCGTAGGTTCTGGCGTTACAGATTTGACCTTATCAAACTTCACCTCTTCAGACAATAACCTGTGGCAGTTTGACACTTTTTATGATGTAAGCGGTTCGGGTGATAATCTCTTGCTCGCGCATCCTGGGCAAAGCCTTACATTGATTGATAATAATGTAAACACTCCAGTACTAGGCGGCGATATCACTGGCACCTCATTATCAGCCTTGGGGTTGTTTACCTCCGTAGCGGCGAGTGTTATTTCTGGATCGCCCATTGTGACTTTTTCGGCAACTGACACCCTTATTGGTGCAGGTCAGACGGTTACTGGTACTGGAATTCCCGCGAGTACATCTGTAGTTTCAGTTACAACCTCTAAAGAGACTTTAGCCTCTGTAGCGGTTACAAGCACCTCGGGCGCATTTAGTTGTACCTCAACTGCGGGGCTTTTCGTTGGACAGACTGTCACTGTTACGGGTGCAGTCACCACGGGGACTATTGTAAATCCTACGATTTTAACCACCGGAGGCACTTTCTCTTGCTCAAGCACTATAAAGCTGTATGTTAATCAACCCGTCACCGTAAGCGGCACTTTGACTCCTACCGCTTTGGTTAACGTGCAAGTAACCTCGGTTACAGGTGATTTATCTTTTAACACGCAGACCGGCATCTTTGTTGGTCAGCAAATCGCTGTAACAGGAACGCTTACCGGCACGGCTACGGGTATCGCAACTAATACCACTTATTTTGTTGTTGGATCTCCTACCAGTACAACGCTTCAACTATCTGCAACTGCCGGAGGTGCGCCTCTAACTACAACGGCAGGGACAACAACAGGTTTGACCTTTAGTGCTCCTCTTCAAACAGGCATAACCTCAGGTACTACGTATTTTATCACGACAACCAACGGCACAACAACCTTCACGTTGTCAGCCTCTATCGGCGGTTCTGCAATAACTACCACAGTCAACAGCCTTGCGGGGTTAACTTTTTCAGCTCCCTTAAATATCGGTCTCACCGTGGGGGATACCTACTATATTACTGTAACCAACGGGAACTCAACTTTTACCTTATCCGCAACTTCTGGCGGTTCACCCGTAACCACCGTAATGAACGTAACCACCGGACTGACGTTCACAACAGGCAACTACTACAAAGTTACTTTAGATCAAAACGCTACCGCCTCCGGAACTTCAATTACTTTAAGCTTCAACAACAATGTTTCCGTCTCTGGTGGCGTTGTTTCTCTTCACCCTTATGTATTTGTTTACGGTAACAACGGGTTAATCAGAAACTGCTCAGCAGGCAACACAAACGACTGGGTCTCAGCAGACGCAAATGAGGTCTCTGTAGCCACAGGAAAGATTGTTCAAGGGCTACCCGTCAGGGGCGGCTCAAACGCGCCTTCTGGTTTGTTCTGGAGCCTTGACAGTTTGATACGCGTGTCGTATATCGGAGGTACAGGTACACCCGCTCAGTACTGGCGCTATGATTTGATTTCTTCTCAGTCGTCTATCTTGTCTTCTCAGTCCGTGATTGAGTATGACGGTGTGTACTACTGGTGTGGAGTTGATCGCTTCCTGCTGTATAACGGTGTTGTAAAAGAGATACCTAACAGCTTTAACCAGAACTACTTTTTTGACAATTTAAACTACGCTCAGCGCGAGAAAATTTGGGTATCAAAGGTTCCTCGTTTCGGTGAGATCTGGTGGTTCTACCCACGCGGTACAGCTACCGAGTGTACTGATGCAGTTATTTATAATATCCGAGAGAACTGTTGGTATGATGCAGGTGAGGCTATTGGAGCTCAACGCTCTGCGGGTTACTTCTCGCAAGTTTTCCACTACCCTATTGCGGCTGCTTGGGAGACTAATGCGGTGGGCGGCGTAAACAAAATTACTTTAACTTCGGGTGGCTCATCGTACACCAACGCAACTTATACGAATCAAGCCTTGACAGGGGGAAGCGGTACAGGAGCTACGGCTACGATTGTAGTTGCTGGCGGCGTTGTTACTTCTGTGACAATCTACACCAAAGGTACGGATTACGTTGTTGGCGATACCCTATCTGCTGCAATTCCTGCAGGGTCTGGCTTAGTGATAACGGTCAACGAAGTGGTTAGTTTTGTCTCGCTTTGGCATCATGAAATCGGCACAGATGAGGTGAAAAACACTGCAACACTTGCGATAGAGTCATACTTTGAGACCAATGATCTAGGTTTGGTTGCGGGGGGTCCGTCTCAACCTACTATGGTCGGTGAAAATGTATGGTTACGTCTGGATCGGGTTGAGCCTGACTTTATCCAAGAGGGTGAGATGGAGCTCTACGTCACAGGACGTCCTTTTGCTCAATCAGATGACTACACCTCAGGACCGTTTCTTTTTAGCCCAGATACTGGAAAAATTGATTTGCGCGAACAACGGCGCGAGTTGAGGCTAAAATTTGTTTCAAACGTGGCGGGGGGCGACTATCAGCTTGGTAAAGTGCTCTTAAATGCAGACGTAGGCGATGTGAGACCGTACTAATGGCTACAGTATTCTCCCCTCCCAACGTCGCTCTAATCTACGACCCTCGCTATCACGATTTTGTATCGTGGGCGTCTTTGATGTGTGAGTTATACGCGACGCAGCAGCTCTCTATACCGGATGCAACTACGGACTGGAAAAGCTGGGCGGCGGGGTTAAAAGGAATAGATGTCTTTACTAATGAAGGTGTTCCCGGACCGTATGAATTTGATAATTGGTACGACTGGGCAGAAGCCGTTGTGAATGCCGTAAACCCTGCAGTGAGCTAAATATGGCACTCTTTGAAAAACTCTCAGCTTCAAGCTCACCTCAAGAAATTGCAGATGCCTATAAAGAATTTACGGGTTTGGCTGGCGGTGATACGGCAGCTGTTCAAAAACAAGCTGTTGATTATTTAAGTGGTTTGGGTATTGCCACACCCACCATAGAGCAGTCATATGGTCTGTATCTAAACCCTGTTACATCCAACCTACCTACAACATTAGCTACTAGTGCAGATACAACTACTACGTCTAACTTACCTACAACATTAGCTACTTCCACTGGTGTAGGCACTAGCACCGATACAACTACTACATCTAACTTACCTACAACCCTAACTACTTCCGCTGATGTAGGGGCTAGTACAGGTACAACTGCTGTCACGGATACAACAGGCGGGGTATCTACCCTCAATAATTTAACTGCGGCTCCTACTGACAATATAACTAACTCAGGATTAACTGGACAAGCTGGTCAGATGGTTATAGAAGGCGATGATATTGAGACGCAGATTGCTCAGTTGCCTACAGAATATGCAAGTTGGGGCGGCTCTACTCCTGGTTACACTGAGCTAATTCGCAAATCTGATGGGGCGGTGTTAGATCGTCGTAAACTGGGCACTCTTACTAACGAACAATTACTCAAAATAGGTTTGTCGTTTATTCCCGGAGCAGCTCCATTTCTTGCAGCGTATAACACCCTTGATGCCGCTAGAAGAGGCGATATATTTGGTGCAGTTGTTGG